CTTGGCTAATGTGGGCGATAATGGGCTTTATAAGCCGGATATGCGTGTTTTGGTACGGAAGGAGGGCAACGGGTATGTCGGGCCGAGACGACCGAAAATGGCAGGCGACTGAGGGCGAGTACACGGGTTTTGTGCCGCACTCTGACTGGCCGACCATCGAGGAGTGTAAGCAGTTCAACCGTCGTGCGGAGGCGTGGTTGCGAAAGCGTGGCGAACAGACGGGAATTGACGATTTGAAGTTTGGCAAACAATCTGATGAAGCCGGTACGGACTAGAGGCGTGAGAGAGTCGCGCACATGGGGTTATCTATGCGTTCTGCGTGTAGCTCCTGCCTCATTAGTGAACACTGTACCGGCCCTTCTTTGGTTCCGCATCTGATATGAATCTGGAGCCGAAAACACCTGAAGAGCTGCTGGAGACGTGCCTGCTGTGGCCGCCTAGCCGGCACCTTGGTATCACCAGAGAGTTTCTGGCTGATCAGGTTGCTGAGAATGGTCAGGAGCATGTTTCTGCATGGCTGTATGACTATTTTTACAAGCGTCTGAGGCCGTCCTATCTCGACCCGTACCGGCACACGGTTATCCCTGATCATTGGAAGGATGCGGCACGTCTGTTGGCCGATAATGATCGTTTGCTGATTAGCGGGGGTAACCGGAGCGGTAAAACGGCCTTCAGTGCGTGGTGGCTGATGCAGATGCTGATGGAGAAGGAAAACAGTCGCATTGCGTGTTTCAGCATGACGGCTGCGAGCAGTATTCGTGACCAGCAGCCGGCGATGTTCCACATGCTGCCGATTGAGTTTAAGCACATCAAGAAGACCAAGACTACGAACATCAATTACAGCCAGAAAAACGGCTTTACCGATGGCACGTTTATTCTGCCGAACGGTTCGCAGGTGTTCTTCCTGAACTACGCCCAGCAGCCTGACATTCTGGAGGGTTTAGAGGCTGATGCGGTTTGGTTTGATGAGCTGGTGCCGTACCACTGGGTGGAGACGGCTGAGTACCGTTTAATCACGAGGCGCGGCAGTCGTGGTACGGGTAAGATGTTAATCAGTGCGACCCCGGTAACCGGGTGGACGCCTGTCGTGAATGACTTTGTGGCTGGGGCGAAAATCACTCAGCAGAAGGAGGCTTCCCTACTTCAAACCTCCCCGCCTCCCTCTGGGTGCCGCCCCGGCCACATGCCTTATATCGGTGAATGCGTAAAGGAATCCAGCGGCGTGATTTGGTTTCATTCTGAGATGAATCCGTTTCAAAGCCCTGAAGAGATGAAGCGCAGTTTATCGGGTGAAAACACGGTCACCATTAGGCTGCGTGCCTATGGCTGGTGCGAGAAGGCTACCGGCAACTGGTTTCCGAAGTTCGGCAAGGATCATGTCGTGGAGCCTGAAGATGTGCCGGCGGAGGGTACGAACTTTATGTGTGTCGATCCTGCCGGCAGCCGCAACTGGTCGGCACTGTGGCTACGCTGCACGCCTGATGGCCGCATGTACGTTTACCGGGAGTGGCCTGACAAGGAGACTTATGGTGAGTGGGCTATTCCCGGCGATAAAGTTGAGGGCCAGATGGGGCCGGCACAGAAGCCGGAAGGTAGGGGCATTAACGAGTACAAAGAGCTGTTTCTGGAGCTAGAGAATGGCGAGAAGATTGAGGAGCGGTTTATCGATCCGCGAGCTGGCGGCAGTCAGCAGGCGACCAAGGAGGGCGGCATAACCTTGATCGAAATGCTGGCCGATGAGCCGAACGAGATGTGGTTCACGCAGGCACCCGGCCTGAATGTCGATCAGGGTGTGCAGCAAATCAACGAGGCGATGGCGTACAACACGGAGGAGCCGGTAACGATGATTAACGAGCCGAAGCTATACATCAGCCGGGACTGCGGAAACCTGATTGACTGCTTGCAGAATGTCAGCAGTGCCGGGGCGGACAAAAACAAGTTCAAAGATCCGATAGACGTGCTGCGCTACCTGATAACGAGCGACCTGTCGCATGTGGACGAGAAGACGTTTGCGGCCACGGGTGGAGGAACTTACTGATGAAAAAACTTCCGCTATTACTCAGCTTATCTGAAGCAGCAGAGCTGACCGGCCTTTCCACCAAGTATATTGCAAAGCTGCGCCGTGCGGAGGTTATCAAGACGTACAGAATGCTGGGTGGCAGGCATAAGTATCACCGTGACGATTTACTGAAACATGTTGGAATCAAATCAAATTAACTATTCAGCTTTCCAGTGGGAGGGCGAAAATGAGCTGTGGACAGAGATGATGCTTAACCTGCGCGAGTACGAGCAGGCTGAGATTATCGCTACTCAAGACATCAATCTGGACGCTAACCAGCGAGCGTTCGCCTGCGGCAGATCCGCCGCTGTCAGTGAGCTGATCGCGCACTTCGAGGCTATCCGCGAAATGGCGCGTGGGCGTAAGGAGTGAAAAACGGGCGACCCGAAAAGGCCGCCCGTCTGTTTTTCTATTTGCCCCTGATCACATAAGCCACCGCCGCTATTCCAAGCGCGAGGTTGGCCGCCGTGTCGAGCAGGGCCATTGTATAGGCAATTTCTGATCCACCCATCGCTATTGCCCCCTTTCTGTTTTGTTAGACGCACGAAGTGTGCTTCAAGGTTAAATAAAATCTATCTAAACGCTTTTTATATCCCTTAACGGCTCTTAACGGCCCGTAGGGTATTCACTGTGTCGCCAAATGCTTCCGGCGGCTGTCAAATCCATAACGGCGCGGTGTTTCTGCGAGTTCGCTGTGCCTCACATAACCAAAACGCTGGATTAAATACACTGGCCCTCTTTGCGGGCTACAAACGCAATGGAAGCAAAAAAAGGCGGGCAAACGGACAGCCCTCGAACCGTGGACGTAACGGACGAAGCCTCACTGGCTGACGCCCTAAAGCAAACACTGGAACTTGAGGTTCCGACAGATGAAACGCCAGAGGAAGCCCCGGCAGAAGCCGAGGTGGACGAAGGCAACCAATCTGAGGTTCTTTCACAGACTGAAGAAGAAGCAGAAGCAGAGGATGAACCGACGGCTGAACCTGCACAGGAAGCAGACGCCGGGGAAGATGAAGCTGATGATGCTGACGCCGAGGAGGGTGACGAGGAAATACCTCGTGGCCTTCAGAAGCGTCTGAATAAGCTCACCAAGCGAGCCAAGGAAGCCGAAGAGAAACTTGCGGCAGCCGAGGCCAAGCTGGAAGAGCAACCTGCCGAACCTGAGTCGGTCGTCACCGCGCCGGTAACACCCGACAATCCGTTCGCTAACCTCACCAAGACGGAGGATGTCCAGAAGGAGGAGGCAAACGCAGAGCAGGTGCTTGACTGGTGTGACGATAACCCTGACGGGGCAATCGTCCAGACAGCCGAAGGCGAGGTAGAGTATTCAGCCGAGGAGGTGCGTGATATACGCAAACGAGCATCAAAGGCTATCCGCAAGTGGCTGCCGCAGCGACAGCAGTGGATCAAGGAAAACCAGCAGAATGATCAGTACGCATTAAAGTCGTACAAATGGTGGAACGATAAGGCGTCAGCCGAGTATCAGGCCGCCAACAATATTCTGAGGGAGTTTCCAGAGATTCAACGCTTTCCTGATTACAAGGTCATCGTTGGTGACACTTTAATGGGAATGCAAATGCGCTTGTCGCAAGAGCAGCAAGCTGCCAAACCGAAGAAGGCTACACAGCCGAAAAAGGCACCGGCACAGCCGGCAGCCCCAACCGCTGAACCGGCCCCGGTCAATGAGTCAGCCGCCCGTTCATCTTCTGCCCGCCAACGCTTCACAGACTCAGGCTCAGTGGAAGACCTCGCAAATGTACTTGCTGCGGATATGTAGCAAGATGTGAGGAGAAATATAAAATGGCATCTCTTTTAGAGAGGACTCAAATCGGTAAGCGAGAAGACCTCGCTGATTTAATCGCCTTGGTAGACGCGCACGACTGTCCAGTTGTGTCTTCCGCCAAGAAAGGAAGCAAACCCGGCAACACACTCATGCAGTGGCAAGCCGACAGCTATGACAGCGCAGTTACCACTGGCACTGTTGATGGCACAGACGTTGGTTCGTCTGACTACCAGAACCCCGGAGCCAATCGTGCGATTCTGAGCAACTACGTTCAGATTTTCCGTCGCTCGATTCGCGTGTCTCCGCTGTCTCTGGAAGTCAGCAATGTTGCAGGCTTGAAGGATGAGCTTTCTAATGGCATCGCAAAAAAGCTCGTTGAGCTTAAACGCGATCTTGAGAGTACGATCCTGTCTGCCAATGACGCGCAAGCTGATGACGGCACCAACGCTTACCTGACCAAAGCCCTTGGCACTTGGATCAGCACATCCGGTGGTTCCGTGCTTCAGGTTGATAGTGGGTTCCGTACCCCATCGGCCAGCATCGAGACTACTGCTACGACGAGCAACATCACTGACACGACCGTACAGGACGTGTTGGCGAGCATCTATGCTCAGACTGGCAGCATCAAGAACTACACTGTGCCGTTGGGCCGCACCCTGAAGCGTGCATTCACTGACCGCCTCACTGGCACTCGCAGTGTGACTGACGCCAGCAACAACCTTGCTGCCACCCAGATCCGCACCTTCTCGCCGCAATCCGGCAAGAAAGTGTCGATTGCCGTGGATGTGTTTGAAGGCGACTTCGGGACTTGCTCCTTGGTGCCTGACAACTTCATGCCCGCTCAAACTGACGGTTATGTGTTGGACATGTCTGGCATCGAATTGCGCTACGGCAAACTGCCTGAAGTGAAGGAACTGCCTGACGCTGGCGGTGGCCCGATCCGTATGATCGAAGCCGTTGCTGCTCTTGTTGTGCAGAATCCGCTTGCTCACGGCAAGTTCGACCTAGCCAGCTAAAGCATAGTCAGTAGCTATAATGCTTGAAGAAGCTATCAACTCTCTGCCGGGGGAATTACGGGACGCAGTTGCATCCCGCCTCCGGCAGAGGGTCTTTTCACAGTGCGACACCGCCTACTCTGAAGCTAGAGCCAACGGTGCCGCGAACAACTCCAAGGAGTACAGTCACGTTGATGGCATGGGCCAGATGAAAGCCTCAGTGCCGGCAACCGCCTACCATTATTGGGGGCAGCGTGAGGGCTACGATGTTTGGGGTGATAAAAAATTTGTTAAGCGGTATCTGGAGGACAATCCAGATGTCCGGGTCAACTCGAAGTCTGGGAAGATTCAAGTTGGCTACCGTGGTGATGGATTCATCCCGACCGGCTACGGCAGAAAAGTCAAAGTCTATAAATGAACGATAAACTCGCACACTTCTCTGAGACGCCCGACATTAACGAGTTTATTGTTGAGTACCGCCGCGCACTTGATGAGGGGCTTACCCTGCAAAACGTGCGTGACGCTGAAGACATCCGTTTTGCGCGTTGGACAGGCCAGTCTGATGACGGCAAAAAATGGAGCAAGAATTTACCTGAAGGCCAGCAGGCATTCCCGTTCGAGGGGGCATCCGATTGCCGGGTGTATTTGGCCGACCAGATCATCAACGACTGCGTAGATATGCTGGCTGTAGCACACAGCCGCGCTGACCTGCGTGTTAACCCTGTTGAGCTAACAGACACCGAACCGGCTGCTGCTGCGACCACCATGATGAACTGGGTTCGCTCCACCATGCAAAACACGTTGCAGGAGGAGTCGGAACTGCTGGCGAACTATGTGAACACCTACGGGTGGGCGGCTATGTTTGTTGGCTGGGATCAGCAGGCGACCCTACGCAATAACCCGATCAGCATCGAGCAGCTTGTTATGATGGCTCAACAGGTAGATCCGTCCAGCATACTGGCCGAGCTTCCTGAAATGGTCGCAGACAAGGAACGCGCCGATCAGGCTGCCGAGCTTCTGATGCAGTTCGTGCCTGACCTCAAGAAGCGCAGGGCCAACCGGATCGTGAAGGAATTACGCGAGGAAGGTAAAACGGTCTTCCCTGAAGCATACATTTGCCGCAACCGGCCATCGGCTGTCGCCCTGAAGCCTCACGAAGAGGTTGTCGTTCCGCCGGAGACAATCGACATCCAAAATGCGCGTGTGATCTTCCGCCGGCAGTACATGACTGAGGTTGAGCTGCGGAGCAAGGTGACCACTGAGGGTTGGGACGAGTCCTTTGTTGAGGAGGCACTGAACACAGCCGGCAAGAGCCTTAACTACCTAGACCAGACAACCCTCAAGGGTCTGGTTAGCGAGTTTCAGCGTGGCGACAATTTGGTTGAGATTACCTACGCCTACACTCGGCAGATGGATGCCAACGGTGTGCCGTCAATTTACTACACCATCTTCTGCCCGCTCATGCAGGCCGTAGATGGCAAAGTGAAGTTTGCGAAGCACGAGATGCTCGACTACGCGCACAACCAGTACCCGTTTGTTTTGTTCCGGCGCGAAAGCGTTGCACGCCGGGTCGTTGAGTGCCGTGGCATCCCGCACCTTGTGCAAACATGGCAGAACGAAATCAAAGCGCAGCGTGACGCAATCTTTGACAGCACCAGCTTTGAGACTATGCCACCATTGCAGGTCAATAAACGCCTTGGCCTAGCCAACAAGATTGGCCCCGGACAGCAGTTGCCGGTCACCAAAGCTGGCGACTACCAGTTCCTGCAACCGCCATCCCGGCCACCGCAGACTGCGTTCAATTTGATCGAGGCTGTGCAGCTACAGGTTGACACCTACTTTGGCCGGCCAAATGGCAAGGTGCCTCAGACGCAGACCATGATGAAGCAGCAGCGCATGATCAATGAGTGGCTGCGGGATTACTCTGAGGTTTACCGGCAAATGTTTAGGCTCTGCATCCAGTATTTAAGCCCTGAAGAAATTGCCCGGATCACGAGCAGTGCGGCAAGCGAGGCTATCACGCATGACGCCTCCCGGTACGACTTCAATCTGCGTTTCAATGTGAGCGAGATGGATAACGAGCTGGTGAAGGAGAAGATGCAAACCATCGCTCAAGCCATCGTGCCGCTCGACATGGCCGGGACAATCGACCGCAGTAAGTTGGTTAACAAGTTGCTCAAGGCAGTTGCGCCTGAAAGCGCAGACGAACTACTCACCGACCAGATGGGTGCCAGTCGTAAGATGTACGAGGAAGTGAAGGGCGAGATTGTGGGTATGATGAACGGCGTCGAGGCGACCTACACCGATGCCAGCAATGACCCGACAGCCGGCACCAAGATGCAGTTCGCCCAAGAGATTGCGAGCAGCAGTCCGGGCGTGCAGGAGGCACTACAGGGCAACGAACTGTTCAAGGATCTGTTCGGCAAGTATGTGCAGAATTTACAGATGGGCGTAGCCCAGCAGCAGAACAAGCAAATCGGCCTGACTGGAGTATCTCCAGCAGCATCCGGCTACTAAAATGCGAACATTAAACTTTTCATCGATCCTGAACGGGGCGGCCCACTTGTCTGGGTTAGATCCTGACAATCTCAGTACGTCTGAGTTTAACCGCTTCAGAGATATGGCTGATGGCCGGCTAGGCATGTGCTGGGAGGGTGAGTATTGGCCGGACACCATTCGCGTAGTTAGCGCGGCAGTGACCGACACAGACGGTGTAGAGGTTGCATCTTACCCGGCAGACGCTGGGGAGATTCTGAATGTAACTAGCAAGAACCCACGCAAGACAACGATCAACGACATGCTTGCTTGGTCAATTTATAACGATGGAACAAACCGCTATGTTCAGTTGAGGGACAACGCTACCCCGGTCTGGCTGGAGTACCGCATTGTGCGGCCCAGCCTGACCGGCAGCGTGTACTCATCGTCCAGCACCTATAGCAGCGGTGATCAGGTTTATCATGCTGGTAATTTTTATGATGCAAACACGGCGGTGGCCGTTAACGAGTCACCGTCCACCACGTCATCCAAATGGGACTTGGTTAAGATACCCGCGATCTTTCAGTCGTACCTGATTCGCGGCGTTTACTCAGACTACCTCCGGGCGACCGGCAACAACGAACTAGCAATGGCGGGCGACCGTAATGCTGAAAGCCTTCTGATGATGGAGGCCGATAAACTTTACCGTCAGCAAGGGCAAACGCGCCGGCTTGACATTCAAACTTATTAGAGGGGCATCCAATGGCGAACAAGAAAATCTCAGAGCTAACAGCACTCGGCGGCACACCTGCAAACGATGATGTCGTGCCAGTTGTGGACGCCTCAACGTCCACGACCAAGAAGGTCACAGTCAGCAACTTGCTGGCGAGCAAAGCGGACAGCAGCCACACGCACGCGATCAGCGATGTGACCAACCTGCAAACTTCTCTGGACGCGAAGCAAGCTACTGTTACGGCGGGCGATGGACTTAGCTTTTCTGGGGACACCCTGAACGCTGAAGTGACTCAAACTGAGTTGGACGCAAAACAGGACACTGTTACGGCTGGCGATGGTTTGAGTTTTACTGGCTCCACCTTAAACGCTGAAGTGACTCAGGCTGAGTTGGACGCAAAAGCTGCTTCCAGCCACACGCACACCTTATCCGACATAACGGACTCCGGCACTGCTGCACCGCTCAACGTGGCGTCCAGTGGGGATGCAGCCAGTGGTGAAGTAGTGAAGGGTGATGACTCACGTTTAACTGACGCGCGGACGCCTTCTAGCCACACTCACGCGATCAGCGAAGTTACTAACCTGCAAACTTCTTTGGACGCAAAACAAGCTACCGTCACTGCTGGCGATGGTCTTAGTTTCTCAGGCAGCACCCTAAACGCTGAAGTAACTCAAGCCGAGTTGGACGCAAAGATTGCTAACGTCTCCGAGGACACTACGCCACAGCTAGGTGGTAACTTAGATGTCAACGGTCAAGACATTGTAAGTACATCTAACGCTGACGTTGAGATTGCGCCGAATGGCACAGGCGCAACGGTGTTTAAGGGTAACACCAATGCGGGCAAGATTACTCTTAACTGCGAAAATAATAGCCACGGTGTTTCCCTAGCTTCCCCCGCTCACGCTGACTACAGCGGAAGCTGGACTTTAACTCTTCCAACGTCTGCTGGGTCAAACGGGCAAGTCCTGACTACTAACGGCAGCGGCGTGGCGAGTTGGGCGGCTAGTAGCTCTGTTACCGATCTTAACGATCTATCTGATGTTAACGCTGGCTCACCTTCAGATGGACAAGTTCTGAAATGGAACGACTCTGCTTCTAAATGGCAAGCGATGGCTGACAACAACTCCGGCGGCGGAGGTGGTGGTGGCACTCCAGCAGGATCAACAGGCCAGATACAGTTTAATTCTGGCGGCAGCTTTGGTGCTGATTCAAATCTAGTCTGGGATGACGCGAATGATCGGTTGGGCGTTGGGACTGGCTCGCCTTCCAAACCCCTTCACGTGGTGGGCGAAGCTCGTTTTGACGGAACCAGCGGCGCGGAGAATGTTTACATTAATAGCGGGGCTGCCGATTCAGATGCCTATCTGTGGTTTATGGAGAATGGCACTAGCAAGGTTGCCGCCTACCACGATGCTTCGGCTGATGCTTTGATTCTTAAGGGTGACTCATCAACAGACACACTCACTGTTAAGGGGTCGAATGTTGGCATAGGCACGACTAGCCCGTCTCAAAAGCTGCAAATAACAGGCAGTAACGACACCGACCACCTATCAATTTTATTAAACTCTTCGGGCGACACCTCAAAAGCGATCTACGCAGTTGAGGGAAATACTGCTGGAACTCTCTGCACCGGAACTGTAGCTCGCGCTGCGGTAATGGCATCCACGGCTTCTGGCACGGCCCTGCAACTAGGGACGGCTGGCGTGATCCGCGCTACTCTTGATTCTTCAGGTAACTGCGGCCTCGGAACCTCCTCTCCATCTGAAAAACTCGATGTTCACGGATCAATCCAACTTACAGGCTCCACGAGGCACGTTTCATTCAACAGCGACGATGCTAAAATTGTAGCTAACAGTGGGTCTGGTGGGTTTTCATTTTATAACGGCGGCGCGAGCGGGACTGAACGGTTTAGGATTAGTTCTGGCGGAAATGTAGGCATAGGTACAAATGGCGATGCTGACACTAAACTAGAAGTTGAGTCAGCTAACCCAACTATTCGAGTTAAGGCTAACACTGATAACTGGGCTGCGCTGGACATTCATGCGGGTGACACTCAGGCTTGCTACCTATTTATGCGCGATTCCGGTGGCGAACGTGCGCGAATTGTAAGCACGACTAACAATGACATTAAACTCCTTACTGGAGGAGGGACTGTTAGCGGACTAACTATCGACTCATCTGGAAATTGCGGCATAGGCACGGCTATCCCGTCCTACAAGTTCCACGTTGCTGGCACTGCATACGCTGAATTTAATCAGTCCCTTAATGGGTTTGGTCACAACGGAAATAACCTTATCGACTTCGATGGGAGCAGTAATTATTGCCAGATCACCACGAATGGCTCCGAACGTCTGCGGATTGCCTCTGACGGCGCATTAACCAGCACATCAACAAGTGCTGATGCCGTTTTCTTAAAAAGCTCACACGCCAACAACACAAACGTCTACATCACCAACACCAATGCCACGACTAGCAACACTGCTAATCTTTGGTTTGCCCCAGCAAATGATGTTAGTGGTGCGAAGATTTCCGCAATAGCAACGGAGGACTTTAGCACGTCAGCTAACCGAAGTGCAGACCTAGCATTGTCCACGCGCAATAATGGAAACTGGGTTGAGGCGATGCGGATTGATTCTGATGGGACTGTTGACCTTAAAAAGAAAGCAATAATAAGAGATGACCTCGATCTGTATAATGATTACTGCATTCAGTATTGGAAGAAGGGAAACGGAACAGACACCCTCGGATGGATTCTGAACCGTGATGATAACTCTTGCCAATATATGTGGGCAGATGGTCAGCCGCTAATGTTCGGAACGGTAACAACCGGAGGGTCTACAACCGAACGGATGCGGATTTTGTCTAATGGACGTGTGCAAATTGGGGATAATCCATCCATAACAACAAACTCATCTAATAATAGCAATATATTGGAGGCTGTGAGTAATGGTGCTTCAGTCACATCTGCTATTCGCATAGCTAATAAAGACAATACTACTGGTTCCGCCCAAGGTGCGGCACTTGATTTTGGTCTTGTCAGAAGCACGAATGCTTTTAAGCCTAATGCTGGAAAGATAATCGTAGGCCGAGAACAGGAATGGGGGCTTGAAGATACAGATATTAACGCTTATATGGCGTTTAGTGTTTTTGGAGGAAACTCGCTTCACGAACGGATGCGGATTGACTCAAGCGGCCACTGCGGCATAGGCACGACTAGCCCGTCTGATATGCTTGAGTTATCTGGTTCATCTCCCGAAATACGGCTAACTGACTCTGACCTGACCAGCACCTATTCAGTGCTGTCGGGAAATGGTGGTCATGTGTCCATTCAAGCTGACCCAGCGGGTAATACTTCCGGCAGCAGAATCACTATGGAGGTTGATGGCACTGAACGGATGCGGATTGATTCAAGCGGTGCGTCCTACTTCTACGGTCAACTGAATGTAGCTGGTGGCAGCGGCACAACAACAAACCGATTAAACATTAGCTACAATGCCAGTAACGGTGTTGCTGAAATAGCTCCAGATAGCAATTCGGGTCATACTGAATTGAAGTTTTCAACGTGCCTCTCTGGAACTAAATCCGAGGCAATGCGGGTTGATAATACTGGCCGAGTCACGGTCAAGAAGTCTAGCAACGCAGAAGTCACAGCTTTAACTGACGCTTCTACAATCACCCCTGACTTCGACGATGCTAACAACTTCAGCGTCACGTTAGGCGGCAACCGTACTTTAGCTAATCCTAGCAACTGCACTGCGGGTCAGAGCGGTATCATCACCATTACTCAAGATGGAACTGGTAGCCGCACTTTAGCCTACGGTTCGTATTGGAAATTTTCGGGCGGCACTGCGCCAACGCTCACAACTACGGCGAGTGCTGTGGATGTGCTGGCGTACTATGTTGAATCCGCCACCCGAATCACAGCAACACTAATTACAGACACTAAATAATCATGCCTATCAATTACGCATACACACGCATCGAACCCCGCATTATCGCTAATCACGAGTCGGGAAAACAAAACGTCATCACTGACATCGTAGTCGGCGAGACAGGCCAATGCTCTGAAACGAACATAGCAGCCTATCGTGATACTATGGTCAAGCTCGACGCACCTACTGACAGCTTTGTGGCTTTCGAGGACATCACGCCAGAGTGGGTGGCTCCTTTCTGCCAGCAGGCCAGTGAAGAAGGCGGGTGGCACGCCAGCATTGAGGCTGAGATTGAGGCGAAGAAAGCTGCCCCAGTTTCCGCTCAGTTTGAATGGCAGAAGCCCCAGCCTGAAGCACCCGCCGAAGAAGCTGAGTAATGGGAATAGGCTCTGCCAATCCGTTGTTGCTGGCCAGTGCTGCGAGTGGTGGTGACTCTGATCCTGTCACTCGTAGCTTGCGGTTGGATTCGGCTAGTAGTTCAGACTTATCCCGTGATCCGGCATCTGCTGGTGACTCACAAACATTCACCTTCGCGTGTTGGGTAAAACGAACAAAGCTAGGGGCAACTCAACGGATATTTAGTAGCGCACACTCTACTGCTGATGACCGATTAGCATTTAAGTCTGATGATACGTTGGAGTGGAATTGCCAAAACAACAACATCAGCCTTCACGTTAATGATTACACTAAAGCCAAATTCAGAGATGTATCGGCGTTCTACCATATTTGCCTATCCGTAGATACCACTCAAGCAACAGCATCGAACAGAATTAAACTATATGTGAACGGCGTGTTGCAGGAGATGAACGGCTCTAACCAGCCCGCACAGAACACTACGTTTGGACTTATGGGCACAGGTTACGTCCACACGATTGGTTCGTACACTAGCTCTAATGAGTATCTTGATGGGTATCTAGCTGACGTTTACTTTCTGGATGGAACTCAAGTAGCCCCTATCGACAACTTCATCGAGTCTAATAATTACGGCGGCTACAAACCCAAAGCCTACACTGGCTCATTTGGCACAAACGGATTCCATATCGACGCCCAGCCAGCCCACGATGCCGACCTCCTCGTATCCTCCGTAGGCCGCAATGATGGTGACACAGATTTTGTTGATGTGGCGGCGGGGCATACGATTTCTACTGAAGGCGACCCAGAGCATAGCGATACGGTTGGCAACCCATTCGACTCAAGCGGGACTGCGATGTATTTTGATGGAGGCGATACTCTTACAGGCCCAAGTGACCTAGCCTTCGGCACAGGAGCCTTTACGATTGAGTTTTGGTACCAGCACGTTTCGGATATTAACGGAGGCGTAACTGGTGCGAACGCCGATATAGTTATTAGCAAAGGGCGAAGGCACACCAGCTACCAAGGGTGGTTACTTTTTACGCACAACAACGGTACTGATAAGGTTAATTGGGTTGGATACAAAGTAAATGGCAGTAGCGGAACTAATTATAGTTTGGACGCAAATTCAACTGGCGTTTCCCTAGCCCACGATGGGGATTGGCATCACATTGCTGTAACGAGAGACGGGTCAGGCAATATGGGTTTGTTTATTGATGGAACCCGTTATGCCGATGCGACAGGCTATGGCGGGGTTATTGATAACAGCAACTACGCTGTAAGACTGGCGTCTGCATACAATTACACTTCTGCTGCAACAGGCCACTACGCCAACTGCTACCTCTACGATGTTCGCATTACCAAGGGGGAAGCAAAGTACGACCCAACATCTTCCAGCGTAACCAAACCATCAGCCCCATTCGAGCTAAACCCCGTCTACATCGGAGGCGACCAATCGGGTAACAAGAATCATTTCACGCCGACGAACATCAGTATGCACGACATCCTGCTGGATACCCCGACTAAAAATTACTGCCTAATTAACCCTCAGGCAGAAACAAAAACTGATTCTAGTTCGTATGACGCCAACCCAACCACAGGTCTATCAGAAGGCAATCTCAAGCTAACATCCTCCGGCAACTTCTTTAACGGTCACGGCACATTGGGAGTGTCATCGGGTAAGTGGTATTTCGAGTGGTACTCAACTGGAGATTGGACACAGGGAGGATTTTCGACTCACGAAATGTTCAGCAACTACAGCCAATCAGTGACTGATTTTTGGATACTGTACAATCGAGACTCATCCAACAACATTGCTGCCTATTACAAAGACGGCACAAGCTCATCTAGTGAAACGTGGGCTGGCGGAGGTCATGCAAGCGGTAATGGTAATGTCTTTGGGTGTGCGTTTGATGTTACTAACCGGAAGATGTACTTCCATAAGAACGGTGAGTGGAGTGACGGAACTTCGACCCTAACATCAACATTCCCATCCTCGTATGGCGGTGACTTAACGGGTAGCAGTCACAACATTCCAGCCGACACCACGTTCTATCCCACCGTGAGGCCGTGGGTTGGCTCAACTGTTATCGCCAATTTTGGACAAGACTCAACTTTCGCCAATACAGTAGTGAGTGGTTCTGCCAATGCTGCTGACACAAACGGTAACGGTGATTTCCGCTACACCCCGCCATCGGGTTATCTAGCACTATGCACGGCGAATCTCGATGCCCCAACCGTTACGCCGTCAGAGCATTTTAATACTGTCTTATATAACGGAAGCTATGACGGCTACAACGGGGTAGGCACTGATTCGCAGTCAATTACAGGCGTTGGTTTTTCGCCTGACATTTGCTGGATTAAAGATAGGGATAATCAAGCAGGCAACTCTAACTCTTATTACGGACATTACTGGTTCGATACAGTGCTAGGCACGGGCAGTGCAATAAATATTGACGCCGAGCAAGGGTTAAGCGGCTCATTGAACAGCAGCGAGGATGGAATTAGCTCATTTGATTCAGATGGATTTACAGTGGACGAAGCAGAGGAAACAAACTTTGCATACGATAGCTCTGGTTCATACGGCGACCCAGACACGTTTGAGCGATATGTTGCGTGGTGTTGGAAGTTAGGTACGACCGCAAGTAGCTGGAGTGGATCGGGACAAGACCCAGATTCCGAGCAATACAATTCGGATGCTGGCATGTCGATTATCAATTACTACGATGGGGACTACGCTGGGTCATCGATTACGTTCAACCACAGCCTCGGTGCAGCACCAGAGTTTGCGATAGCATTGGACTACGAGGGTTATCACAGCGCGAACTACGCTTGGCACAAAGACCTGAGTTCTGGGAATTATTTAGAATTATCCGATAGCGGATCGCAAACTTCCGACAGCACTTATTTCCCATCCTCGCCAGCGACAAATACAACTTTCGAGATGGGAGTAAGTCTTGTTGATGGGATTCAAAGTCATGTTGCGCTGTTCCGTTCGGTCGAAGGCTATTCAAAGTTTGGAAGTTACACGGGCAATGGAAGCTCGGATGGGCCATTTATCTACACTGGATTCCGACCATCCTTTGTACTGATAAAAAACATAGGCGCATCACAGGATTGGTTTTTGTTAGATAACAAGCGGGAGGGCTACAACGTAGTTGATGATTTTCTTGAACCAAACACAAGTAACGCCGAAGCAACTGCATCCACAAACAAGGCGGATTTCACAGCTAACGGATTTAAGTTGAGGGGTTCGGGGTCTGTTACAAACCAAAACAATACAAGTTTCGTGTATGCCTGTTT